GTTCACAATAAGCATCAGTCCACACTAAGACAAACCACGCAAGCCGCATTATCAACCTATGTCTCAGGAAACCATTACGGTCCAAGGGTGGCAATAAAGGATCAACCGTACGCAAACAATCACCAGCCTGCTTATACAGCAAAGAGAAGAAGAGGGATATCAAACGCATAATTCGGGGGTCAACATGTCCATCCATATGTTCGAAATCAGCAGTGAGGATCCGAGCTCCTGGTCCCAACTCAGTGATCCGATCGAATAAGGCGCCAAATCCTGTTTCCGGATCCAATCCTAGGGCGGAAAAGAACAACAATCCCTTCTCTGAAATCTCCGCCGCAAAATCTGCAAAAAACCTCCTCTCTAACAGAAATTCATGGATCGGAACAACTGTGAACAACCTAGTCTTCCCCTCTTCAACCTTCTCAATAGAACGTGGTTCGTCTTTCAAAGTGGCTGCTGCTACTGCGTCCAAATTTCCGAAAGTCGTAGGATCTCTAATGTGCCAATCTTCGGGAGCTAAAAGCAATTCGCACATTTTAATAAACTTCAAAAACTCCGGAGTAAAGGTAGGGATCTCAACCGACTCACAAGCCAAACCCTTAACTCCACCCCACCCTCGGTAGGGATAACCGGCACTTTTCTTCCTATCCATACTGGGCAAACCACATTTGGTATTGGGCAAATCCTCATGTTCTATAGGTCCTTTAAGCTCTATCTCGAACGATTTAAAATAACGGACTAAGGCGTATACCACATGAACCAGTCCCACTGGAACGGGGCGCTCCTCCAGAGTGACTCTCCCTAACTTAGCCAACGCCTTTGCCATTGGATCAATAAGAGTACCATCCGGAGCCCGGAATGGTCGGAGAGGAGCCAAATCATAAGCTGGCCTTATCTCCTCATAAAGCCATGTTCTCCTCTTCCTAGGCAATCCCTGGCGCTGGATATAATGATCAGCTTTACCATAACTAAATAACTGAGCATTCTCTAACGCAGTAGAAACTTGGGGGACACCAGACAATATAACATTGGACACAGGAATGGATTTGCGTACAAAAACCTCTAAATCATATGACTTAACCAAGTGGCAAACAGCCGAAATAGAATCTTCAGTTCTGGCCACATGAAGACCCATCAAAGTTCTCTCAGCATTTGGAGAAATATTGACATATAGCCCCCCACAAAAACCCTTCCTTGTGGGGACATCTGCCAGCCTAACTGACTTCGGGGGAACAGAGAAGTGGACCCCCCCCGACTGGTACCCGATGCCCCCACTATCCAATCCCGTAAAAGCTCCTTCTGAGTATTCTATTTCTCCATTGGCGTTACGTATCATCAACCTCGTGAACCCAAAGGCTGGAACGTCCTCCACAAACTTTGAGATATGGTCTCGACACCTTTCCAATCTATTCGGGACCTTGCTCACAAACATCTCCACAACAGCCATGTCCCCAGGGAGAGGTGTGATTACCAAATTTTC